CCGGCATCGGCAAGACCACCCGGCTCAAAGACCTCGACCCGGCCACCACGCTGTTCCTCGACATCGAGGCGGGCGACCTGGCCGTGGCCGACTGGCCCGGCGACACCATCCGTCCGGCGTCGTGGCCGGAGTCGCGCGACTTCTTCGTGTTCCTCGCCGGGCCGGATCGCTCGCTGCCGCCGGACGCCGCGTTCTCGCAGGCGCACTACGACCACGTCATCGAGAAGTTCGGCGATCCGGCACAGCTCGAACGCTACCAGACCTTCTTCCTCGACTCGATCACGCAGCTCTCGCGCCAGTGCTTCGCGTGGTGCAAGACGCAACCGGGCGCGGTCAGCGACCGAACCGGCAAGCCCGACATGCGCGGTGCCTACGGCCTGCTCGGTCAGGAGATGGTCAGCGCCTTGACCCACCTGCAACACGCGCGCGGCAAGAACGTGGTGTTCGTCGCCATCCTCGACGAGCGGCTCGACGACTACAACCGCAAGGTGTTCGTGCCGCAGATCGAGGGCAGCAAGACCAGCCTCGAACTGCCCGGCATCGTCGACGAGGTCGTGACGCTGGCCGAGATCAAGGCCGAGGACGGCAGCGCCTACCGCGCCTTCGTCACCCACACCGTCAATCCCTACGGCTACCCGGCAAAAGACCGCAGCGGTCGTCTCGAACTGCTCGAACCGCCGGACCTGAGCGCGCTGATCGCCAAGTGCGCGGGCGCAGCCATGTCCGCAAGCGCCGCCGCCCATTCCGCCATTCCCGCATCTCACGAATCTCAGGAGTAATCGCCATGACCACGCAGAACTGGAACGACTTCAACGACGCCGAACAGCAACAGGGCTTCGACCTCATCCCCAAGGGCACGCTGGTGCCTGTGCGCATGACCATCAAGCCCGGTGGCCACGACGATCCGGCGCAGGGCTGGACGGGCGGCTACGCCACCGAATCCTTCGAGACCGGCGCGATCTACCTCGCCGCCGAGTTCGTCGTCACTGGCGGCGAGCATGCCAAACGCAAGATGTGGTCGAACATCGGCCTGCACTCGAAGAAGGGCCCGACCTGGGGGCAGATGGGGCGCAGCTTCATCCGCGCCGCGCTCAACAGCGCGCGCAACGTCCATCCGCAGGACAACAGCCCGCAGGCCGCCGCCGCGCGCCGCATCCAGGGCTTCCACGAACTGGACGGCATCGAGTTCCTCGCCCGCGTGGACGTCGAGAAGGACGCCAAGGGTCTGGATCGCAACGTCGTCAAGCTCGCGGTCGAACCCGACCACCCCGAGTACGCCAAGCTCATGGGCGTTCCGCCCAAGGCCAAGACCGGTGGCGGCACCTCCGGCGCTCCGGCCACCGTGAGCGCATCGGCCGCCCCGTATGCCGCCCCCGCCGCGCTGCAACGCGCGCCGGTGACCGGCAAGCCCGCCTGGGCGCAGTGAGGGAGGCCGATGAAATGCTGGGTCTGCAAACGACAGGCGCGCGGCTACGGCCACACCGATGGCCGGTTCAAGACCGCCGAACCGCGCCGCTACGTGATCGACTGGGTGTTCTGCTCGCGCCGCTGTCAGGACGCCTTCCACATGCTCTACGGCAACTGGATGCGCGCGAAGGAAGGCCGCATCGACAAGACGGAGGTCGCCATGATCGATCCGTCTGATATCGAACTGGCCGCGATGCGAAAGTGCCTCAAGGCCTTCGGCGAGGCGGCGGGCGAGATCGGCTTCGGCAAGCCCCTGGGTGACTACGCGGAGGCCGAGGCAATGCGCGTCATCGACGCCATCGTCACCTGCTACACGGAAGCGATGGTCGAACACCACGAGGCAACCAAGTTCCCGCCCGTGCGCGGCATGGTTCCGACGCCCGACCCGATGGCCAATCCCTTCGCCGATCTGGAGGACGACCTTCCCTGGGAAGAACCGAAAGGGAGGAAGCCATGATGGATTTCAATTCCTCGTCCAGCCTGTCCGGCCAGATCACGGCACTGGTCGATCTCGGCATGCAACGCGTCCGCGCGCAGCAGCCCGCGCGCGACTACCTCGGTGCGTCGCGTCTGGGCGCGGCGTGCGAGCGCGCCTTGCAGTTCGAGTACGCCAAGGCTCCGGTCGATCATGGGCGCGACACCGAAGGCCGGATGCTGCGCATCTTCGAGCGTGGCCACGTCATGGAGGACTGCATGGTGGCGTGGCTGCGCGACGCGGGCTTCGACCTGCGCACGCGTAAGCCCGACGGCGGGCAGTTCGGCTTCTCCGACGCGCATGGTCGGCTGCGCGGTCACGTCGATGGCGTGATCGTCGGCGGGCCGGAGGGCTTCCGCTACCCCGCGCTGTGGGAGAACAAAGCCTTAAGCGCGAAGTCGTGGCGCGAGCTGGAGGCGAAAGGCCTCGCGGTCGCCAAGCCGGTGTACGCGGCGCAGGTCGCGCTGTATCAGGCGCACCTGCAACTGCATGAATACCCGGCGCTGTTCACCGCGATCAACGCCGACTCGATGGAGATCTACGTCGAGTTGGTGCCCTTCGACGCCGCGCTCGCACAGCGCATGACCGACCGTGCGGTCAAGGTCATCTCCGCGACCGAAGCCGGAGAACTACTGCCACGAGGCTTCAACGACGCCACCCACTTCGAGTGCCGCATGTGCGCGTGGCAAGACCGCTGCTGGAGGACACCGGCATGAGCCAATCCCCGATGAACCAGTTGCTCGGAGAGCAACTGATCGACGTGCGCCAGGCCGCGCTGATGTTCAACCTGCCGTCGTACTGGCTCTCCCAAGCCAAGGAACGCAAGGCACGCCGCATCCCGCACTACCGTGTCGGCAAGCTCGTTCGCTTCAAGCCTGCGGAGCTGGAAGCGTGGATCGTCGCGCAGCAGCCCGGCGAGGAGGCTGTGGATGCTTGATTTCAACGACACGCAGACGCCCGTTCCTCGTGACCTCGATGCTGAACGCGAAGCGATCCGCGTCGAACTACTCGTCCGGCTGGAATCGGTGCTGGCCGCGCTGTTCCCGGCAGGCAAGAAGCGCGGTGGCAAGTTCCTCGTCGGTGACGTCCTCGGTAGTCCGGGCGACAGCCTGGAGATCGTGCTCACCGGCGACAAGGCGGGCCTGTGGACGGATCGCGCCACGGGCGACGGCGGCGACATCTTCACGCTGATCGCCGCGCACCTCGGCATCGATGCCCACACCGACTTCCCGCGCGTGCTCGATGCGGCGACCGAACTGCTGGGACGCGCTCCGGCGGCACCGGCGCGCAAATCGAAAAAGGAAGCCCCCGTCGACGACCTCGGCCCGGCCACCGCGAAGTGGGACTACCTCGACGCCTCCGGCAAGCTGATCGCGGTCGTCTACCGCTACGACCCGCCCGGACGCAAGAAGGAGTTCCGCCCGTGGGACGCGCGCCGTCGCAAGATGGCTCCGCCCGACCCGCGACCCCTCTACAACCAGCCGGGCATGACCAGCGCCGCGCAGGTGATCTTGGCCGAAGGCGAGAAATGCGCACAGGCGCTGATCGACGCGGGCGTCGTCGCCACGACCGCAATGCACGGCGCGAACGCGCCGGTCGAGAAAACCGACTGGTCGCCGCTGGCGGGCAAGGCCGTGCTGGTCTGGCCCGACCGCGACAAACCGGGCTGGGAGTACGCGACGCAGGCGGCGCAGGCCATCCTGTCGGCGGGCGCGAAGACCTGCCACATCTTGTACCCGCCCGAGGAAGCGGCGGACGGCTGGGACGCGGCGGACGCCGTGACGGAGGGCTTTGACGTCGCGGCCTTCCTCACCCACGGCCCGCGTCTCCAGATGCACGACGTCGCCGACGACGCCGAGCCGGTGGTCAGCAGCGACGAATCGGTGTGGGGCACGGAGGATGCGCTGGCGTTGGCCTTCACGCGGCGCTACCACCGCGACTGGCGCTACGTCGCCGCGTGGGGCCGCTGGCTGGTGTGGGACGGGCACCGCTGGCGCACCGAGGACACGCTGGCGGCCACCGACCTGATCCGCATCGTCTGCCGTCATGCCGCCGTCCACGCCGACAACCCGAAGATCGCCGCCAAGCTGGCGAGCTCGGGCACGGTGGGCGGCGTGGAACGGCTGGCGCGCGCGGATCGCAGACACGCGGCAACTACCGCCGAATGGGATGCCGATCCGTGGATGCTCAACACGCCCGGCGGCGTGGTTGATCTCAAGACCGGCAGGCAGCGTCCGCACGACCGCGCCGATCGGATGACCAAGATCACCACGGCCACGCCGGGTGGGGACTGTCCAATCTGGCGGCAGTTCCTGGTGGAGATCACCGGCGGCGACGCCGAGCTGCAAGCCTACCTGCAACGGATGGCGGGCTACGCGCTCACCGGCTCGACGCAGGAGCATGCGCTGTTCTTCCTGTACGGCACGGGCGCGAACGGCAAGTCGGTGTTCTTCAACACGTTGGCCACGATCCTCGGCGACTACGCGACCAACGCGCCGATGGACACGTTCATGGAGACGCGCACCGACCGGCACCCGACCGACATGGCGGGCTTGCGCGGCGCGCGCTTCGTGTCTGCCATCGAAACCGAGCAAGGGCGGCGCTGGGCCGAATCGAAGGTCAAGAACCTCACCGGCGGTGACAAGATCTCCGCGCGCTTCATGCGGCAGGACTTCTTCGAATTCTTCCCGCAGTTCAAGCTGGTCGTGGCGGGCAACCACAAGCCCGCCATCCGCAACATCGATGAAGCGATGAAGCGGCGGCTGCACCTGATCCCGTTCACGATCACCGTGCCGCCCGAGCGCCGCGACAAGCATCTCCAGCAGAAGCTCTTGGCCGAGCGCGACGGCATCTTGGCCTGGGCGGTTCAGGGCTGTCTGGACTGGCAGCGTCTGGGTCGGCTCGATCCGCCGCAGCAGGTGCTCGAAGCGACCGAGGAGTATTTCGAGGCCGAGGACGCACTGGGCCGCTGGCTCGACGAACGCTGCGTGCGCGAGGCCAACGCGAAGTCGCTGACCGCCGAACTGTCCAACGACTGGAAGCAATGGGCCGATTCCGCTGGCGAGTTCATCGGCTCGCAGAAGCGGTTCTCCGATCTGCTCATCACCCGTGGCGTCGAGAAGTGGCGCAACACGGCGGGCCTACGCGGCTTCCGTGGTGTCGGCCTCAAGCATCCGCCCACGGCCGCTTACACCCCTTATGCCGACAACTGACCACCATGCCGACACACCCGACTGACGGATTTGACGGACTACGTCGTAACTCCTACGCGCGCGTGCGCGCACACGCACCTCATGGGGAGTTTCGATGTGATCCGTCCGATCCGTCAGTCCGAATCGAAACAAGGACTGCAACCATGACCACGACCATCCTCGCCCTCGACTTGGGCACCACCACCGGCTGGGCGCTGCGCGGCAGCGACGGCAACATCACCAGCGGCAGCGAGAGCTTCCGGCCGCAACGCTTCGAAGGCGGCGGCATGCGCTTCCTGCGCTTCAAGCGTTGGCTCACGGAACTGAAGGCCGTGACCGGCGGCATCGACGCGCTGCACTTCGAGGAGGTGCGCCGCCACGTCTCGACCGATGCGGCGCACGCCTACGGCGGCTTCCTCGCCACGCTCACGGCGTGGTGCGAGCACCACCAGATCCCGTACCAGGGCGTGCCGGTCGGCACGATCAAGAAGCACGCCACGGGCAAAGGCAACGCAGGCAAGGACGAGGTGATAGCGGCGATCCGCGCGCGCGGCCACGCGCCGTCCGACGACAACGAAGCCGACGCACTGGCGCTGCTGCACTGGGCCATCGCACAACACGATCTGGAACAGGAGGCATGAGATGAAGATTCCCACGCCCACCTATCGCTGCCCGCTGGGTCGCCTGCAACCCGAGACCGCCGACCTCGAAGCGGTGAAGCAACGCGGCTGGCGCGACCAGCACATCCTCGTCGTCAACGCAGCCGACGAACGCCTCGACTTCATCGAGCGCGAGTTCGTCCGGCGCATCGGCGAACGCCTCTACGGAGGGGCACGTCATGGCTGACCGTCGCGCTGCTTGGACAATCGAAGACGTGGCCGCGCGCTTCGAGGAGGCAGCCAGCACCGGACGACGCCTGCCGCCCGTGCGCGTGCAGGGCTACTTCAACACCTGGCCGATCATCGTGCGCAAAGAGTGGGAAGCCTTCGCGGCCGACGAGACGGTCTATCGACCGTTCCCGCCCAGCCCGGACGCCATCGAGCGGATGCTGGAGACGATGAAGTGGGTGCAGTGGCTGGAGGTCGAGCAACGGCACCTCGTGTGGATGCGGGCCAAGCGCTACGGCTGGCGCGACATCACCATCCGCTTCGCCTGCGACCGCACGACGGCCTGGCGGCGCTGGCAGCGCGCCTTGCAGACGGTCGCCGACCAGCTCAACGGCGTCGTCACCGCGTAGGGTTTTGGCGTGATTTGGCGCGCATGGTCGGCAATGCACGGGCATCGGCGGCAGTGAGCGGTTTTTGACCCTGCAACAGATTCGCCGATCCGGGGGTAGTATTTCAGCTATCTTCTGGACAGCGGTGACGGCGCGGCGAGCGGCCCAAGGCAAAAGGGGTCCTTCCTTCCCGAATCGCAATGCGGAGGGCGCGAGCGCGGCGCTTTCCTAGCGTCAGAGTGCGAACCGAGGTTCGCACGGTTCGCAGGTTCGCACCCCGTTCAGTTCGCACTTCACACTCCAACCCGCCCACGGCATCGTCCGTCGGCGGGTTTCGTTTTTGGCTGCGCCGAAACGGCGCTGCGCTTGTTTTCTGGAACCCACACCCTTGAATCCTTTGAACGTCGAGTACCGCAAGGTCGAGACGCTGATCCCCTACGCCCGCAACCCGCGCACGCACGCCGAGGCGCAGATCGCCAAGATCGCGGCCAGCATCGTCGAGTACGGCTGGACGAATCCGATCCTGGTCGATGGCGGCAACGGCATCATCGCGGGCCACGGGCGTCTTGCCGCCGCGCACAAGCTCGGCTTGGCCGAGGTGCCGGTGATCGAACTGGCACACCTGAGCACGGCGCAAAAGCGCGCCTACGTCATCGCCGACAACCGGCTGGCGCTGGATGCGGGCTGGGACGAGGAAATGCTGGCGCTGGAACTGGCCGAGCTGTCCGAGGCCGGATACGAGCTGGCGCTCACCGGCTTCGAGGACGCCGAGCTGCGAGACCTGCTGGCAAGCGCCGAAGTCTCGGACGCGGGCGAACAACAGGACGACGCGGCGGACGACGCCGACGACGTGCCCGATGCTCCGGCCACGCCGGTGTCCCGCGTGGGCGACGTCTGGGCCATCGGCGCGCATCGCCTGATCTGCGGCGATGCCGCCGATGCCGACGTGGTCGCCACGCTGATGGCGGGCGAGCGAGCGGCGCTGTGCTTCACCTCGCCGCCCTACGGCAACCAGCGCGACTACACCACCGGCGGCATCGCCGATTGGGATGCGTTGATGCGCGGCGTGTTCGCTCAGTTGCCGATGGCGGGCGACGGCCAGGTGCTGATCAACCTCGGCCTGATCCACCGCGACAACGAGTTCGTCCCGTATTGGGAAGCGTGGATTGATTGGATGCGGACGAAGGGTTGGCGGCGCTTCGGCTGGTATGTCTGGGATCAGGGGCCGGGAATGCCCGGCGACTGGCAGGGCCGCTTCGCGCCCAGCTTCGAGTTCGTGTTCCATTTCAATCGCGCCAGCCGCAAGCCCAACAAGATCGTGCCCTGCAAGTTCGCCGGGCAGGAAACGCACTTGCGCGCCGACGGCTCATCCACCGCGATGCGTGGCAAGGATGGCGAAGTCAACGGCTGGACGCACGCGGGCCAGCCGACGCAGGACATGCGCATTCCTGATTCGGTGATCCGCGTGATGCGCCACAAGGGCAAGATCGGCGAAGGCATCGACCATCCCGCCGTGTTCCCGGTGGCGCTGCCGCAGTTCGTCATCGAGGCGTTCAGCAACATCGGTGATCTGGTGTTCGAGCCGTTCGGCGGCAGCGGCAGCACGATGCTGGCCGCGCAGCGCACCGGGCGCGTCTGCCGCTCGGTCGAGATCGCGCCGGAGTACGTCGATGTCGCCATCCGGCGCTTCCGGCAGAACCATCCCGAAGTCGCCGTCACGCTGCTGGCCACGGGTCAGACCTTCGACGAGGTCGAGGGCGAGCGCATCGAGGAGGTTGCGGCATGACCAGCTCGTGGCTCGCCGACAAGATCGAGCAGTGGCCGACCGCCAAGCTCGTGCCCTATGCACGCAATGCGCGCACACACAGCGACGCGCAGGTGGCGCAGATCGCCGCCAGCATCGCCGAGTTCGGCTTCACCAACCCCATCCTCGCGGGCAGCGACGGCGTGATCGTCGCCGGTCATGGGCGGCTCGCTGCCGCGCAGAAACTCGGCCTCGAAATGGTGCCGGTGGTCGTGCTCGATCATCTGACGCCGACACAGCGCCGCGCGCTGGTGATCGCGGACAACCGCATCGCCGAGAACGCCGGGTGGGACGATGAACTGCTGCGCGTCGAGCTGGAAGCCTTGCAAGACGAAGGCTTCGACCTCGACCTGACCGGCTTTGACGCCGACGCGCTGGCCGACTTGCTGACGGGCGATGAACCGGATGGCGAAGGCGAAACCGATGACGATGCGGTGCCCGAGGTCAGCGAGACGCCGGTCTCGCGCCGGGGCGACGTCTGGCTGCTCGGCGGCCATCGACTGCTATGCGGCGACGCCACCGTGGCCGCCAGCTACCGCACCTTGCTCGACGGCGAGCCGGTGGACATGGTGTTCACCGATCCACCGTACAACGTGAACTACGCCAACAGCGCGAAGGACAAGCTGCGCGGCAAGGATCGCGCGATCTTGAACGACAACCTGGGCGATGGTTTCTACGACTTTCTGCTGGCGGCGCTGACGCCGACCATCGCCCACTGTCGTGGCGCGATCTACGTTGCGATGTCATCCAGCGAACTGGACACGCTGCAATCGGCCTTCCGCGTGGCGGGCGGCCACTGGTCGACCTTCATCATCTGGGCGAAGAACACCTTCACGCTCGGTCGCGCCGACTACCAGCGGCAGTACGAGCCGATCCTGTACGGATGGCCCGAGGGCGGCGAACGCCACTGGTGTGGCGACCGCGACCAGGGCGACGTGTGGCAGATCAAGAAGCCGCAGAAGAACGACCTGCACCCGACGATGAAGCCGGTGGAGCTGGTCGAGCGCGCGATCCGAAATTCGAGCCGCCCTGGCAACGTGGTGCTCGATCCCTTCGGCGGCTCAGGCACGACGCTGATCGCCGCCGAGAAATCGGGACGGCTGGCGCGGCTGATCGAGCTCGACCCGAAGTACGTCGATGTGATCGTGCGCCGCTGGCAGGACTGGACCGGACAACAAGCCACCCGCGAATCCGATGGGGTGGCGTTCGACGATCTGTCAGGACTCGGGGAAACTCGGGTAGAGGTCGCCGCTGCTGATATCGGCAACGTAAGTGACGTTGCGGAACTCGTCGGCGTGGTCGGCAAGGATGACGCCGCCGACTGACTTGATTGCCACCCCGTACTTGCGGGTGAGCGCGGTCAATTCGGCGACGAACTCGTCGTAGTTGGCTTCGATGGTCAGGTTGGTGGTGACTGCGGCCATGTCGCTCTCCTCAGGCGGCGAGTTCTTCTTCGACGATCTCGCAGTGAATCACGAAGCCCGTCAGGTAAGGCAGGCCGCGCGGGATGCCGTAGTCTTTGCTGGTCTGGCGTCCGATCTTCCAGCCCATCCACTGCTCGGTGGCGGCGTGGATCGCGTCCGCCAGGGCGCGACCGGCGTGCATCTGGTTCAGGACATCGTCCGCGAAGTGGCGTCCGTGCCGGCTGTCGAGGAAGGCCCGGACTGAGTCGAGGGGCTGGTGCGTGGCATCCGAGATCGCGGTCATCGCCGTCGGCCAGGCTGCGGTGGCGTTCTCGTTCATCGTGCCCCAAAAGCCCCAGGCGTCGTTGCGGGTGGCGGGGATATGGTTGGTGTTGTCCATCGTGGGCTCCTTGTGGTTGATCGTTGCGACACCCGTAGTAACGCGCTGTTCGATTGAGAAGCCAAG